TTCCATCTGGTTGTGATGTTACCTTAAATGTTTTTGTACCTGTTGTAAATAATTGAGGTGGTTTTGGTATTTTGTTTGCATTTCTAAAGAAGAATGATCCAATTAAATCTCCCCAATTATCTGAAATTAATGTTGTATTAGTGACTGTCGCCACAGCTCCACTAGTCTTTCCAGTTAATTTTGCACCTCTTATAAGATATCCAAAATATTTTTCATTATTGGCAAGTCCGATTATATCTGTATTGAATATTTTTGATGTGGCAGAATATGTTGATGATGGTGCTGGTCTTGTGCGATCATATGGATCGATAACATATTTTTCTACTTTTACATTAGGTGTGCCTAAATTTGCCTGAACTTCTGGTCTGTTTTCATCACCATACTTATGATTTGGTTCTTGAGATCTAATTAAACCAATTTCTTTTCCGTTCAATTCGATTTTAACATCTTCAAATACAGAAAATGTACCAGAAACCATTTCAATTTCAGTTAATTTAGGAACTATATCTGGAATACCACTATCTAAGAAATGATAATGATTAGTAAGAGGTTTTAAACCACTAGCGTAGAAACCAACGTTTCTAGATCTCATAAACGGATCTACGACACTTGATACCTTTGTACTCTCAATGTAATCTTTTTCCTCTGATGGTCCGACAAGTGTATTAGTAAAACTTTTCTCAACTCTACGGGTAATTTTTGTCCTCTTGGTCATATTGAAACGTTTCATTCTGGTATAAATCATATGTCTACCAGCATACCTACCACCAGAATTATAATATTGGGATGAGTTAGTTGTAATAGTACTTTTACCTCTTGTTTTTGTATCGGAAACTATATTTGTACTTTCAACCCATCTTGCACCTGTTGACTCAACTCTAGTATTATTAACATAAATTGTTCTTGCCCAATTATCAGAGGGTGGATCTAATACTACAAGTCCAGAAAAAGCGACAACATTAAATGGGTTTACATTCTCAACTGTTGTTGCTTGAGGTTGTTCAATCCAATCTACCTCATCATAATTTAACGTAATTAAATCTCCTGTTTTCTTACAATCTTCATCTAAAAGTTCTAAATTAGAATTCATATCTGCATTTTTTACATCAATACCTTCGTTTAATGCAAGTTCAGGATTCATTGACCAAAAATCAACAGACGAAATTAATTCTTTATTTTCTACATCAACATCACATTTCGATCCACCTTCCTCACTAAAATCAATAAATGATCTATCTTTAAAATCATTTACAACAAAACCAGTTTTAAATCTGTTTAATCCGTCAGCATCCTTGATTTGGAATGATTTTGTATCTAATTCCAAAGCAGTTAATGATGTTAATTTTTCTAAATTCTCAATTCTTTTTTCGAGTGCACCAATATCTCGCATTGTAAATCTGCGATTATCCTTCATTCTTATTTCTGCATCTCTTATATCATACAAATATGGAGGTAAAATAATTGTAGCCACCTCCATTGCGTCACTATTAATTGAAGGTTCAACAGGGTCTTCTGATGATTCTCCTGTGAATACTTCCATACCTTCATCATAGTTAACAAGTAACTTATCGATCCTACCAAGGTAATGATTTAAACCAAGTAAGGCACTTTCATTTGGAGTAATTATGAATGGATTATTTGACTCAAATGCTCTGCTTGTAAATGCAAAAGGAGAAGCTCCACCACCAGAATAAGAGTATGGTACTACTCTAGGTCGATAATCAAGAATATCTGATGCTGGTATTCCATCCACAACTGGAAGATCTTTAGTATATCTCTCTACTGGATATGAATTAACTGTGAAGAAATCACCATTATTCCCACTTGCTACTTGATATTTGTCAAATACAATTAAAAGTTTTTTAGATGGAACAGCAGAATGAAAATTCCTTACTATTTTAGAATAATCACAATATTGTGCTTTATGACCTTTTTCTAATGTATAATTACTTGTTCTATCTACAAAGTTACCGATAGTAATTCCTTGTAAAACAGTTTCTACAGCAGATTCACTGAAAAATATGATTTCTCCAATGGTAAATCTATTATCATTTAAATAAACAAAATCAACAGAATTTGCAGTGCGACTTACGATTTGACCAACTGCACGACTGTCTGCACCTTTTATTTGCTCACCAATAATAGTGCTTGTATTTAAGGACAAACCAGATACAAATGTTAATTTATCTAAAACTGGTGTATTTGTATCTTTAGACTCATATACAGCATGAACTTTTACAACATCAGGCACATTTAATGATATTTCCTCGTCCTCGACTCTTAACCCATAACCTCTACTATGAGATAAACCATTGAATGGTGTTGCAACACCTCTTGTTCTTGTTACTTCAATTGTTTGACTTCTTAAATAATCTTTTGATTTACTTGTAATTCCAAGTTTTTTCAGTGTTACATTTACTGTTGCATTACCAGTTGATTTAGATAAACCACTAAATGTAATGGTGCTTGCATTATTTGTTATCGATACTTGATCTCCCCTTAATTTTTCTGTTGTTCCGTCACTATAATGAATAGAATATCTTTCTGTATCATATGGTTCAAAGAAAACACTTGTAATTCCTACTGAAGTGGTTAATCCCACTGATGAATTAAATGTTATTGTACTACTATTAATACTTGTTGGACCACCAGTTATTTGTTTTGAAATAGTTAAATCTGAAGTTCCAAAATCAACAAGTTCAACATGCGTCTTTGGTAATGCAGCATAAATTCCAGAGGAGTCAAGATTTAAAACTTTTGGAACTTTTATCCTAAATGTTGATGATGTTGTTTTATTAGTTGCAACTGTTCCTCCAACATTAATACCTGTAACATTAGTTGTTGGTGCTAAAGTTAATGTTTTACCTTCAACTGATATATTTGTTACTTCATTATAAACAGGAACAGATCCAGATCCATCGCTGAATGATATAATTGAACCTGTTTGAATACCAACTTTTCCAGCAAAATTACGATTAGCAGCGGTTGCAGCGGTTCCTACAATATTAATTTGATCTGTCAATGAAAAACCAGGTAATACACGATCATATAAAATTGTATCAGCACTAAAATCTGACAATAGTTCTGAATTTATAGCATCTGCATCTTGAAATATTGATTTTACATCATCGATTGTATACGTAACTATTTCTACAATCGATGGTTTTTCTACTCCAGTAATTCTTTCATTAATTACTAATTGTTCACCTTTAATAAATGTCCCTGTGGTTTGAGATACAACTATTTCATTGACTCCTGTTACAGATCCATTTTTGGCAGCAAATCCTTCAGCACCACTTGAAAGACCTCTTATTTTCATTCCCTCTACTACACCTGATGATGTAAATTCAGTGCATTTTAAAATTGTAAATGTTTGAATATCATAAAGATACAAGTCAAAACTAGATGTTTGATCTTTGTAAGTATCATCTGTTAGAGAATAGTAATAAACTCTTGCTTCACCTACTTGAGGACCACTTGCAGCATTACTTCCAGTTTTTCTTCTTCCATGTAAATTAATTACATTTGTAGTTCCACCACCAATACTAATATTAGGAACTCCTTCAGCATTGTTAACTCTAATTAAACTTCCCATTTCAAAGGGAACTGATATACCTTGAATATTTTGAGTATCTCTTGGTTTTTCAATATCTAGAATGGTGGTTCCATTTAAATCTACATCATATCCTTTTACGTAAGCTCTACCTGGAAATACTTTTACACACATTATGTCATCGTCAGGAATATTTCCATCATCAGTTAATCTATCTTCAGTAAATAATCCGTCTTGATCTATTTCATTATTAAGTGATTCTTCAATAGAAACACGAAATGGTTCAACTGCATAATCACCAGATTCATCATATGTTCTTTTTGCAAAATATTTTTTTATCTCTGCGTAAGCTGATGTATCTTGTAATTTTTTAACTGCTCCTTCATCAACTCTCATTAATTCTACAAAGTTTGTATCTTCGTAGTCAGTTAATACTTTTTTAGATAGTTTTACAGAAATTTTAAAACGATCAGCACCTGGTGCAGCGAAGTTTGTAAATCCTTTCGCATTATCATAAAGAGATGAATCATCATTTGAATTTATGATTTCTTCTGATATATCAAATCCAACTCTAAATGATGGATTTATAGAATATGGATCTAAAACTATAAGTGAGGATGGAACGTCAACAAAACTTCCTCGAATAAAGTAAATACCTGCATTTACACCAAACGCAGAGCCAGTTGCAGTGGCATCTTCTGACGCTAATGTTAGAACTGTTTCACCTATTGTTATTGTAGTATTACCGTATGTTAATGGTTCTTCTAATACTAATACTTCACCATCTGGAAAAGCAGTGCTTTCGCCATCTGTTCCAGATTGTTGATATTTTAAGAAAACTGTTATCTTATCTACACCCTCTGCTGGAGGCAGTATGAAATTCTTTAATGTTGCAACAATACCTGATGTTTGACCTCTTACTCTTAATCCTTTTCCACCATTTGAAGCGATAATTTCATTTAAGTAAATTGAAACATCAATGCCAAGATGTGTATCATTTACTTTTGCTGAAAAATATGTATTATCAAATTCAATGGCACCAGGTATGACCATTGAACCTTCTTTAAACATATGCTTACCAAAGGACTCAATCTGATTTTGTAAGAGTGATTGTATACCAGTTAACTCCCTTGCCTGTACTGGATATCCAGGTTTAAACAGGATTTTGTAAAATTGATCGTCCTTATCAAAGTCATCATAATAAGGTGATATATTTAAATTAGTCTTTTGTGGCATTTTTAGAATTCGAGTATGATTTTAATGTCTTCCTTTTGACGAGAGTTTCTAACAATTAACGGTCTATTATCTAGGTAAACTATTTCACCCGACCCTTTATTTATCTCAGAATTAGAAAGTCCTGAAATAAAGTTAACTCCCAAGTTAATTAGTTTATTACCAGTAGGATTTGTTGTTATACCAGAAAAATCACGAGATATAGCACCAGAGAAGAAAGATTGTTTTCCTTCAATATTATTTGCACCAACTTGAGATTCAAATTCATATATTCGACCAGCAGTTGAAATACCAGCATAATCTGTATGATCATAAGTTGTTCTATTAAAGTTTAAAGAACGATCTCTAAAATACTTTAATACTTTAGTTTCAGAATCATATGATGCAATATATCCAGTAGAAACTTTACCTATATTTGGAGATACAGTCAAGACCTGTTTGATTTCTTCACCTACTTGCGGGACTCCAGTAACACTATCAAACTTAACTGCTTTTAATGATGAGTATGTATTATCAGTATAGGTTACTGATGTTCCAACTTTTGTGGGATTTTTAACAACTCCTACTTGTGCAAATTTAGTATCAATGGGGAAATCTTTTGTTGAATCATCAAATCGAGCATAAACAATAACTCTATCAGTTCCCAATTCTGTATATACATCTGAACCATGACCTAATCCAGGTGGTATTATAGGAATAAGTTTTGCACGACCAGTTGAAGTACTGACACCACTACTCAATGTTCCTAAATCAACAATACCATAACTATAACCTTTTCCACCAGCACTTACTACAGCATCTGTTATCGTTCCGTTAACAACGTCAACTCTTGCTTTCGCTCCTTCACCGTCACCTATTATATCAACCTCTTGACTCAATCCATTTGCATATCCACTTCCAGCACTCTCAATGTAGATGTGTTTGATTTGATTTTGGTTTACAGAGGAGTCCCCGTTTTCACGAACTGCTCTAATTTGAGAGTCTTGACTTGACCCCCAACTATTTGGGACAGTAATAAATTCAGTTGAGTCAAATTTAATAATATCACTAGGTGAAACAGTGAAAAGATACTTCCAAAGATATCCATCACCGCTATTTCCTGCTTTTGATGGTTCCAAGTCAGTGAAGGTTGGCTCATCTTGGGAGACATTTCCAAGTGGGTTATCACCTGTTGATCCATTATCAATACAAACGTAAACTTTAAAGTCGGAATTAAGTACGTAGTAGTTCGCATCGTATAATCTATTTGCTTGTGTTAATGGACTTGGATTTTCTACACTATAATCATCTCTATAAATTTCATATCTACTTCCAGATACCCAATCAACTCTTCTTATAATTCTTCTAATATTAGCAGATGATATTTTTTTACCAAACATCATCGTATCACCTGTATGTAAACGATAGGAAAAACTATCTGTTGGTGCAGGTGTACTAGAATTCCAATCAGAAGATCTACCATATCCAACTAATGTTGATGTACCAGCTGGGTTAGGTAATCCAATGAAAACATAATATGAATTATTTGTGTTTTCTACTGACTCAACAAAATTGTTAGCGTTTAATATTCTAAATTGATCAGTAATAATCGCTGACATTGTATCTAAACTTTTCTTTTCCTTTTATTTATAGAGGTAATGTAATCAAATTCCAAAGACTCTGATTGCACCTGATGATCTGAGACCTCTCAGAGACCCTACAGTGTAATTCTTTCTTTGGATGGTTGGGAAAGTTGTCAAACCTGTATTGACAGTTAATCCAGTTACTCCTATTGAAATAGGACTACTATTTCTAGATAGATTATATAGTCTACCCCAACTAATTCGACCTAAATGTGTAGCGATACCTGGATTATTATTATTAAAGTTACCTGTCAATCCAGCTCCTACACCAGTGGTTTGTCCATTTTGAATATTACAAGTAATTTCACCATTTTCACCAGTGGAAGTTACAGCATGAACTTTATAGATGTTATCTAAGAAAGTTGTTCCGAT